GGGAGCTGCCAAAACGATGAAAAGGAAAGGGCGAACCGACAGAAACCAACAGGACATCGTTGATGCTTTGAGGAAAGCAGGATGTTCGGTGTTGAGCTTGGCGAATGTTGGACAAGGATGCCCAGATCTTCTGGTGGGCTTAGCAGGGAAAAATCATTTATTAGAGGTCAAGGATGGGGATAAGCCTCCCTGTAGGCAGAAGCTAACACCGGCACAAGTCAGGTTTCATCGTGATTGGCAAGGGCAAAAGGCGGTAGTAGCAACGGTTCACGAAGCACTGGCTGCGGTAATAGGAGTGAAATAGATGAAAAACTGGTACTTGCTGATAACCAACCACGCCCAAGAGCGCAAAGCCAGAGATGAGCTGGTAAACCGTCAACTGGTCCAAGACTCGTATTGTCCTCTGACGCACAGCGACAAGCGCAAGGGCGGTAAGGCTATCGTTCAACCACTATTCCCAAGATATGTATTCTTCCAAATGGACACCGGGCGGGATAATTTCTATTCAGTGAGCAAATGCCCCGGCGTGTTCCAAATAGTCAGAAACTCCTTGCAGTCCGATGGCTATAAATATCCCTCAGTGGCACCACCTGATTTGATAGAGTTTCTCAGGCAACAGGAAAACGATGCTGGCATCCACCTGACCGAAAATGACTACAAGGCTGGCGATAGAATACGCATCAAAAAGGGCAGGCTGGCAGGATTTGAAGGAATTGTGAAAGGCACGAAGCAGGAGCGAGTATTCGCATTAATCGATTTTATGGGGCAGCAGGACATGCAGTTGGGATATGGTGAGATTGAAGCGATTTAATTAAATGTTTGCAGAATGCTAATTTTAGGTTAAAATAGTACAGCAGTATAGTTGTCCGGTTCCGGCATAACTCGTTGTCGTTACGGCGGCGCTTCCCCAAAACAAAATTATTAAACCATCACTCAGAGGTATTTGACAATGCTGAAAGTGGAAGATGTTGATCTAACTTCAATAATCCCATACGCAAGAAACCCACGCAAAAACGAAAAAGCTGTATCGGCTGTCGCTGGCAGCATCAAAGAGTTTGGGTTTCGCCAACCTATCGTTGTGGACGAGGAGATGGTGATAATTGCCGGTCATACCCGTTTGAGTGCCGCACAGTCGCTTAATATGACTAAGGTTCCTGTCCATGTAGCGGAAGGACTGAGTGATGCCCAGAAAAAGGCATACAGGCTTGCAGACAACAGGGTTTCAGAGGATTCCGAGTGGGATTATGAAATGCTGGAGCTTGAGTTTAAAGAATTGGCGGAGATGGATTTTGATTTAAGCACCACCGGCTTTAGTGGGGATGAGCTTGATAGGCTGATGACGGACAAGACTGCAGGGCTTACCGACCCTGATGCCGTACCCGAACCGCCAGAGGAGCCGATTACTAAGCCTGGTGACTTGTGGATATTAGGCAATCATCGGTTATTATGTGGTGATGCAACAATACAGGCTGATGTTGAGAGGCTTATGGATGGTGTGAAACCAGACTTAATACACACCGACCCTCCTTATGGGATGAATGCTGTTAGTAAAAGTGGTGTACTGAGCGCAAATTATAAAAATGATATTATTGGCGATGATGACGCAAACACAGCAAAAGCAGCATTTCTTTTGACACAGAAGTTATATCCGAAATCAAAACAGATATGGTGGGGAGCAAATTATTACTGCTCAGCACTTCCTGATAGTGAATGTTGGCTTGTATGGGATAAAAACAACGGGCAAAGCGACCAGACTGACTGTGAACTTGCATGGGCAAACTTCCGCAGTGTCGTGAGGCAGTTCACTCAATCAAGCGAGAAAATAGGGAGGGTGCATCCAACTCAAAAACCTGCAGCATTAATGGAATGGATAATAAAAAGGTTTAAAGTTACCTCTAAAACGATAGCCGATTATTTTGCAGGCAGCGGAAGCACATTAATTGCTGCAGAGATGAGTGGAATTAATGGATACATGATGGAACTTGATCCAACCTACTGCGATGTAATAGTAAAACGCTGGGAAGACTTCACCGGCTTAAAGGCAGAGCATCTTGAGAGGCAGGAGGCGGCATGAGCGATAAGCCAGAGGGATATGTGTTCGGCAGACCTACCAAGTACAAACCTGAAATGTGTCAAACCGTTATAGACATGATGACAGAAGGCTGCTGCATTGCAGAGGTATGCGCTAAGTTACTGATAACAAGAGAGACTTTTCATAAATGGGCAAAGGATAACAAAGACTTTTCTGACTCCTATAACATAGGACGGCAATTATCAGAGGGTTGGTGGTCTAAATTAGGGCGTGGTGGTGCTATGGGGCAAGTCCCTATCAACGCACCCACCTGGACGTTTAACATGAAGAACCGCTTTAACTGGCGGGATAAGCAGGACACAGAAATAAGCGGCGGGATCAGGGTTATTGGGTTGAAGACGGACTTTGGTGAATGATACACCCGATATAATCCTGCCGTTAAATTGGGAGCCGAGGAGCTACCAGTTACCAGCTTGGAACGCTTGGGTTAGGGATGAGACAACCAGACACCTTGAGCTAATTTGGAATAGACGAGCTGGCAAGGATGATGTGGCTTTGAACGGCACTTGTGTAAAGGCTCATCAACGGGTAGCAAACTATTGGCACATGCTCCCTTTGCACAATCAGGTCCGTAAGGCTATATGGGATGCGGTAAACCCAAAGACAGGACTGAGGCGTATAGACGAGGCATTCCCCAAAGAGATAAGGGAAAGTACTCGTGACAACGACATGCTTATCCGCTTCAAGAATGGCTCCACCTGGCAATGCTTAGGCTCTGACAACTTTCAGAACGCTATAGGCTCAACACCTGCAGGGATAGTGTATTCAGAGTGGTCCCAGGCTAATCCCTCAGCACGTGGTTATTTGAGACCGATACTGACTGAGAACAATGGCTGGCAGGTGTATATCACCACGCCAAGAGGCAAGAATCACGCTTATAAGACGTACATGGCGGCTAAGCAGAACCCTAATGCTTTCGCTCAATTACTCACCGTTGATGACACCAAGGTATTAACACCTGAGCAATTAGTGGAGGAAATGGCGGAGTATGTTGGTACTTACGGGCAGGACGTTGGTGAGGCTTTATACCAACAGGAATACTACTGCTCCTTCGATGCAGCGATATTAGGCGCATATTACGGCTCAGAGTTTGCCCAGATTGATAAGCAGGGACGTATACGCTCAGTCCCGCATGACCCTGACTATCCGGTACGCACCACGTTCGATTTGGGGCGCACTGATGACACGAGTATTTGGTGGTATCAGATTGTTGGAGGTGAATTGCATATCATCGACTTCCACACCTCCAGCGGTAAAGATCCGGGATATTACGCAGGACAGCTACTTGGTAAGCAAGTCGTCATAAACATTGAGTACGATAAACTGGTGGTTGAGTATGGCGATACACTGCCTGAGATTGCCCACAGACAAGCCTACAAGTATGACCGACTAGGTTTGCCGCATGATGCCAAGGCTGGCACGTTAGCCGCACAGGGCAAGACAACACAGGAACAGCTTGCCAAGGTATTTGGTTGGGGCGCGACATCACCACTGGTACGCAACCTGTCCTTCGATGACGGTATCAAGGCTGGCAGGTTGGCATTGAACCGGGCTTACTTCGATGATAACGAAAGGGTGATGGAGGGTATCGAGGCACTCAGGCAGTATCAACGTGAGTGGGACGATGACAAGAAGATGTTTAAGGATAGGCACTTGCACAACTGGTGTTCGCATCCAGCAGATGCTTGGCGGTATCTAGGTGTTGACTGGCAGGAGCCAAGACCGAAACCAGAAGACAGACCAATGCAGTTCCCGGTTCAAGGTAAATTCAACGATATGTTAGCGATTAACAAAAAAAGAAGATTAGGCGGTGGATAGGACGAAGAATCAAGGGGCGATATATTAGCGAAACACAAAGAGGGCAACATAGATGGCTGAAGAATGGAAATATGCAGCGGTTGACACAAGTGTTAATTCCACAACCGTTAGCTCAAAGCCAGCACTCGTTGTGGGGATATACGTTAACACTGTCTTATCCGCACACACCGTCATCCTCAAGGACAGCACGACCTCGGTTATCACCCTCAAAGCAAGCACAGCGGCAGGCACAATGCTTGAAATCCCTCCAGTTCGTTTTGAGACCAGTTTGATTGTAGATCCAGACGACTCAAGTACAGGGAATATCACCGTTTTCTACAGAGATTTGAGAGCATGAGCGATCAAGCAAAGTATTTAGCTGAGGTTCTGCGTGAAAATCAGAACATGCCTTTTGTTAAACGAATAAACGACCCTGGTGCTTATGGCGTTATTGATAACGATGACGGCTCGCAGTCAACACACCGCATGAGTGCTGAAATAGACGAGCAGGGGCAGGCATGGGCTTACCCTAATATTGTGCAAACACCAGAAGGACTAAAGCAATTTGATGACACTTGGGAAGCTATGCGCTACAACATAGAGAGCGGAAACGCTATTCCTTTCCCAGATATTGATACCGCACTGGACTTCTCAAAGAATTATAAAACCCCTGAATTTAACGAATATTACGAGGGTAAGCGCAGATGAATATAACACAAGAAATAACAGATCCAATCATCGCACTGGTCCACTTTAAGAATGAGGAGGTGGTTATCCAAGCTGGTGGTAGGCAGATCCATTATCAGGTCACGCTGTATCCTTCGATGGAAGAAATGACTCAGCTCTCACCTAAGTGCGATTACATTCGCTTCGGTGATGTGCGAGGCGATGAAATAACCGGGTGGCAACCTTGCGACAATATCGTGATTGACGAGGTACTGTTTGAGTATGACTCAATGCAGGATGTGCCGTTTACCAACCAAGTTGAGGTGAAGGGTAAAGCACCGGACACCATCACCGTTATTGATGAGCCACAAATAGAGGGCAGTAAGGAATGGAAGGAAGAAGCCAGTGCCTGAACCTCTCGATGCACTAGCAAGAGAGATTGCTGACGGCATCAAAAAGAAGTCTGCATTGGCTGACAGAGAGCGCCCCTTTTTCTCTTGCCGCACTACCTTTGCCGGTGAGCTTGTTGGCTCAAGTAAAGATTTAGTAGAATTGTATACTCTGTACGAGTGGCAGGAGTTATATGACTTCACTCAAACGCAGTTGGAAAGCCTTATCAAAAAGAGACTGAATGACATGAGAATATCTTATCAATCAAATCAGGTGGCGGCGTAATGGCTGACGCTGGAGATATTGAAGCTAAGGGAGACATCGAGAAAGGCTCTGACGGTGTTGTAAAACGCTGGCTGACAGAATTAGAGCAGGCTGATAAAACAGAAAGCAACTGGCGCAAGGCAGGTAATGAGGCTCTGTCTACCTACCGACTTGAGGAGCATAACAACGATGACCTTGCCAAGCGCAAAGAGACTTTCAATATCCTATGGGCTAACACTGAAACCATACGCCCTGTCCTATACAATTCCCTGCCGCGTCCGGATATACGAAGACGTTACCGTGACAAAGACCCTCTGGGAAAGGCAATATCCGAGGTATGTGAAAGAGCATCTACTTATTCATTAGACGCACAGCAAGCGGATGATATTGATTTTGATGCCATAATGATTGCAGCGGTTAATGACATGCTGCTACCAGGCAGAGCCATTACCCGTGTTCGCTATATCCCGTCATTCGTCCAGACTGAAGCTGTTGAGGGAGCTGAGCCTGTTGAGGGTGAGGAACCGGCTGAAGAAGTAGCCTTTGAAGAAGTAAAGTATGAACAGGTGCAGTGGGATGATTTTCGCAGAGGTCCGGGC